GACGTTGTTATCACGGATTGCCGCTACCCGAACGAGGCCGAGGCAATCAAGGCGCAGGGCGGCTACGTCATTCGCATCGAGCGCCCCGGAGTCGGGCCAGCCAACGACCACCCGAGCGAGAACAGCCTTGACTCATGGCCGTTCGACGGCTGGGTCCGCAACGACACAACCCTCGAAGGTCTCCGTCACTCGGCGGGGGTCCTGTTCGCTAGCTTCCAGTGAGCGTGAGCGACCTGGACGGCATCCGGGTTCACTTCGTAGACGACACCGAGGGCTGCCTTGAGTTCCTCACCTGGCTCGGGGAGCGCCGACCGATCCTCGCAATCGACACCGAGACAACCGGCCTTGAATGGTGGACGCCCAACTTCACGCGGCTCGTGCAGTTCGGTGACGGCCAGCAGGGCTACGCCTTGGACGCTCTCAAGTGGAGAGGGACGATCCAAGAAGCGCTTGCCTCCCTGCACTCCACTCCGACAGCCTTCCACAACATCAACTTCGACCGGCACGCCCTCTCCAGCGACGGGTTCGGGTTCCCGGACCCGCGGAGGGCGCACGACACGAAGGTAATGTCCCACCTCGTCAACAATCTCGGGCCGCACAGTCTGAAGCCTCTGTCCGAGAAGTTCTGGCCGGGGTCATCGGCGGGCCAAAGCCTGCTGAAGCAGACGATGGCGAAGAACCGCTGGACCTGGGAGACCGTCCCGGTGGACCACCCGCATTACTGGTCCTACGGGGTGCTCGATACGATTCTCACGGCTCGGTTGGCGGAGAAGTTGTACCCGCAGGTACCGCTCGAAGCCTATGAGCGGGAGATGCAGGCACAGGGTGTCCTGTACCGGGCGGAGGCCCGCGGGCTCAGGATCGACGTGTCCTACGCTGCCTGCCTCCTCAGTGACTACGCCAATGAAGCTGAAGTTCTCTTGCGAGAACTTCAGGACCTCGGGGTGAAGAACCCTTCCAGCAACCGTCAGGTGCAACAAGCCCTTGAAGATGCAGGCTGGGAGCCGGACGAGTTCACGGAGACGGGCGCTGCGAAGCTCGACAAGGTCGTGCTAGCCGACTTGGCACAGACCCTCGGGGTACACGCCGACGTAGCAACGCGGGTGCTGCGCTACAAGCGCCTGGTCAAGTGGTCCTCGGCGTATCTCCTAGGCTTTACCGGGAGCGGCGGGAGAGTGCACGCCTCGATCAACACCCTCGCTGCCCGCACAGGGAGAATGAGCATCACGAACCCGGCCCTCCAGACCCTCCCGAGGGGGACGGAGATCAAGAAGTCTGTTCTGCCGGAGGAGGGCTGCTCCCTCCTCGAAGTCGACTGGCAAGCACAGGAGGCCCGCATCTTCGCGTACTACTCGGGCGACCAAGGACTGATCGACGCCTTCAACGGGGGTGAGGACATTCACACGTACACGGCGTCCAAGGTTTACAGCACCGCTCAGGACGCTGTGCGTCCTGAGCAGCGCCAGATCGCCAAGAACGTGACCTTCGCCAAGCTCTACGGGGCAGGCCCCGACAAGATCGCCGCTACTGCCGGGGTGCCGGTCTCGGAGGTGAAGGGGTTTCTCGACGGGTACGACCGGGCGTTCCCTGGTGTCCCTCGGTTCATGGACGAGGTTGACCGGGCGGTGCGCGGGAGGTTCCTCTCCGAGAAGCGGATGTACGTTTCTACCTACGGGGGGAGGCAGGTCTGTGTCGACCCGGACAAGGCGTACGTGGCGGTGAACGCTCTGATCCAGGGGTCGGGGGCGGACATCATCAAGCAGACCATCTGTGACCTTGACGCCCAGGGGCTCGGGGATTACATCGTCGTCCCCGTGCATGACTCTCTGCTATTCTCCATCCCCGAAGAAGGATTCGCCGAGATACGTGAGGAGATCATCGCTGTGATGACCCGCCCGCTCGCCCCGCTCACACTCACCGTGGACGCCTCGGCCCCCCTCAGCTCGTGGGGGTCTAAGAGTGCCTAACCCCCGTATGTATGAGACGTGGCCGTGCGGTTCACCGCCAGCGTCCGGGCAGCGGCAGCGGTATCCCGGTCGCTTCGAGTACCACCTGCGAAAGAACTACCCCGAGTTCATGGAGCCGACAGTGCTCCACATGTTCGCTGGCTCGTGCGAATGGGGTACGTCAACGGATCTGCGCGCCGAGACGGGCTGTGACATTCCCGCGCCGTTCGACGCGATTCCGTGCGAGGACGGGTCGTTCTCGGCGGTGCTCGCTGATCCGCCGTACGCCGACCACTACCAGAATGAGTGGGGCGGCGATCTTCCGAAGCCGAAGCACATTCTCCGCGAAGCGGTGCGGCTCTCCGCGCTAGGAGGGCTCGTCGGCATCCTCCACATCATCATCATCCCCGCCTACAAGGAATTCGGGGTCGAGCGCGTCGGCATCCACCCAATCCTCGCTGGCCCGAACAACGCTGTCCGAGTATTCAATGTGTTTCGGACCCCCCTAAGTCAATCGTCGTGGGGCTCGAAGTGAAGGTCCGGTGGTGGAGCATCGTTGACGAGAACGGCAAGGTCATCTGGTCTGGGTCCGCAGAGGACCCCCCGGATCTGGAATACGAAGAAGGTCTGCGAGTCGTCTGGGGTGCGGACGGGGTGTTTCGTGTCTCTCCCTAGGCTCATCAGGGTTGGTGCTCGCCGGTACACGGTGCGGTGCAACCAATCTGCAATCGACTCGGAGAGCGTCGAGGCCGGGGCCGAGCTGCACGGGGTGACCAACAACACGGCCATGAGAATCGTCCTCAACCCGAAGAACAGTGAGGACCGGCAGCGGGATACACTCCTGCACGAAGCGCTGCACGCAATGTTCAACGTCGCCGGGATCGACCAGGATCTCGGGTCGGACACCGAGGAACGGGTCGTGAACCGGCTCGCTCCGATCCTGCTGGACGTTCTGACTCGGAACCCAGCTCTCACGGAATACCTGACAGGAGGACGATGACCGAGAGTGAACTGAACTACTGGATCAGGAACATGGATGAGTGGAGCAGTATTGCTGACGGGTACGTCAAGATTATCAATGACCTCAATCGCCGGATTATTCCAGCGTTCTTTCTAGGGGTGCTTGTGGGGGTGTTGTGGTAATGATGACACTTGCGATAGACCCCGGTCTTGTGACCGGGTGGGCACTCTACCCTGGGTTCATCTCGGGGCAGGTCGAGGGGCGGTTCGCTTTCTACAACTGGTTCGAGGGCATCCCCGCACCGGATCGGGTTGTCTGCGAAGACTTCCTCATCTCGGAGCGGACCATCAAGGCGAGCCGCCAAGCGGACCCGCACCGGATCATCGGGTACCTCGAAGGCGTATGCTACGAGCGGGGGATCGAGTTCTACCTCCAGACCCCGGCGCAGGCCAAGTCCTTCGCTTCAGATGACAAGCTCCGCGCCGTTGACTGGTTCTTTCCCTCCAAGGGCGGACACCAGAACGACGCTGCCCGCCATCTGCTCACCTGGCTCGTGAAGCACCCGACCGAGGGCAAGGCTCTCCGTGAGCGCCTGGCTGGGGTGCTGCTGTGAGTAAACCGCGCCTAAACAATGGGATGTTCACGTCAGCAACGGATGATTGGGAAACCCCCGCCGACTTCTTCTCCATGCTGGACACGGAGTTCCACTTCACCCTGGACGTGTGTGCCTCCGCCTCCAACTCCAAGTGTCCCCGGTTCTTCTCAACAGACGACAATGGGCTTTCCCAGTCATGGTCAGGCGTGTGTTGGATGAACCCACCCTACGGTCGAGAAATCGGAGAGTGGGTTCGCAAGGCATACGAGGAATCGCAACGCGGAGCGACCGTCGTCTGCCTCATCCCCGCCCGAACTGACACCGCCTACTGGCATGACTACGTGATGAGGTCGAGCGAGGTTCGCCTGGTCCGTGGGAGATTGCATTTCGGAGGGAAGGCAGACAAAGGGCACAATGCCCCGTTCCCGTGCGCTGTCGTCGTGTTCCGTTGGGGGTCGTATACTCCGTACTTCTCGTCGGTGGGTCGGCGGTGAGGGCAGCGCTGTCCTTCGGGGCGGACGGCCAGTTCAACATTGAGGCCGGACCCCGCGACACGGACCTGCTCAAGCAGATCCCTGGGGTCAACCACAACCACAAGCTCGGGTGCTGGGTCGCGAAGCCCGCCTGGAGCACCGCCCTAGCCCTCCGGGCAACCTTCGGGGAGGATCTCACAGTTCACGAATCCGTGAATGAGTGGGGCCGGGAGTTTCTCCAGATGGAGTCTCTCGCCGCTGGGCTGAAGGCCGGGCTCTACGAGGAAGCCCTGTCCTCCTTCGCGTGGGCCGAGGACGCCTACGGGTTCCAGGTGTCCGGGTCAGCGCTGATGTCCGAGCACGCGCAGGTCCTCAACTATGACGAGATGGGGGCTGGCAAGACCATCCAGGTGGCCGTTTCACTCCGCAGGCTCGTCTCGCAGGAAGCCAACCCCTACCCGGTCCTCATCGTCTGCACCAACTCGATGAAACAGAAGTGGGCTGAGGAGCTGACGAAGTGGGTCCCGGAGATTCACACCTTCACTGTCGGGGGTTCTGCCGCCCTCCGCCGCCGTCAGATTGCCGAGGCAAAGGAGTTCGCTGAGGGCGGGGCCAACGTAGCCGTCATCGCTAACTGGGAGAGCCTTCGGCTGCACTCCCGTCTGGCCGGGTACGGGAGCATCTCCCTGAAGCGCTGCGTCGAGTGCGCCGGTACCGCTGGGGACCCGACACTCACCGAGGCCAAGTGCGAGGTTCACCCGAAGGATCTCAACCTGTTCGGGTTCCGGACGGTTGTGCTGGACGAGGCACACAAGGCGGCGGACCCCCGAGCGAAGCAGACACGGGCAGCGTGGGCGTTGGCGCACGCTGCTACGTACCGTTGGGCGCTGACCGGGACCCCGGTCAGGAACAGCCCCGAGGATCTGTGGTGCATCATGCACGGCATCGACCCGGTCAACTGGCCGTCCAAGTCCCGGTTCATCGACCGCTACACGATCTCGCACTACGGCGGGCACGGTCTTGAGGTGTTCGGGTTCAACATGGCGACGAAGCCGGAGATGGACCGCTTCTTCGAGATGCGCTCCATCGGACGACCAAAGTCCGTGATTCTCCCGTACCTGCCTCCTGTCCGATATGAGACGATCCACGTCGAGATGGGCGCTAAGCAGGCGAAGGCGTACGAGCAGATGGCGGAGCACATGATGACGATGATTGATTCAGAGATACTCACCGCCCCCGACCCGCTCACTCAGCAGACTCGTCTCCACCAGATCAGCGCTGCTACGCCGGTCATCGAGGTTGACGCCGACGGGCGTCCGCAGGTCACCGCCCTTGCCGCCCCCTCTTGCAAGATCGACGCCCTCGTGGACCTGATTGACGAGAGGTGCGGGGCACCCCTCGTTGTGTTCGCTGAGTCCCGGAAGCTCTTGGAGCTGGCGGCGTCCACCCTCGACTATCACAAGATCGGTAACTGCTCGGTCACCGGCAAGGTCCCCCCGGAGCAACGAGCGGCTAACGTAGCCGCTTTCCAGGACGGGGTGACCCAGGTCATCCTCGTGTCCCTCGGGGCAGGAGCGGAGGGGATCACCTTGACGGCGGCGGATACCGCTGTGTTCCTCCAGCGGTCCTACAAGATGACATCGAACCTCCAGGCGGAGGCTCGTATCCACCGGATCGGACAGGAGCATGACAAGGTGACCTACATCGACATCATCACGAAGGGGACCCTGGAGTACGCTCTGCACGAAGTCGCCCTCAACAAAGAGGAGATTCTCCAGGAGGTAGTCCGGGACCCGGCGTGGGTCCGGCGGGCAATCAGGGGTGAGGTATGACTGTTCTGGCGATCGACAAGTACCCCACGAACGGGCATCTCATCGCCGCCTGTGCCCAACTCGGGTATCTGAGGGAGGACTGGCGAACGCTCGACCCTACCTACGGGCTGGGGGTCTTCTGGTCCGTGTGGAGGCCGACCTTCCTAGTCGGCTCTGATCTTGACCCGGCGAAGTCCCCGACAGGGACCAGCGTGGACGCTACTGCGCTACCGCACGCTGACCGTTCATTCAACAGTGTCGTCATTGACGGCCCGTACAAACTGAACGGGACGCCGACTGACAGTAGCCGGTACGGGGTTCACGAACCAACCCGGTGGCAGGACCGCATGGGGCTTCTGTCTCGGATGCTGGCCGAGGGCGCTCGCGTTCTCGTGGACGGCTACCTCTTGTTCAAGTGCCAGGATCAAGTGGTCAGTGGTAAGGTGCGCTGGCAGACGCAGGTGTTCGCGAACGAGGCCGAGGCGTTGGGTCTCGGGTTGGTAGATCGGCTTGATTACTTGTCTTACCGACCGCAGCCCAGCGGCACCCGGCAGGTCACGGCCCGCCGTAACGCGTCCTCAATGCTCGTGTTCAAGAGGGGGTGGCGTAGCGGTGTTCTTTGAGCATTTGTCCGAGGAGCAGTTGGAAATGATGGAGCTGGCGGGGTACTACGTTCCTGATCTCCCTCCCCCGGAGGATCCGAAACTGGTACGCGCTCTCCGGGCGGCGCAAGCCACGCTCCACAAGGGCGACAGTTTCATGCAGCATCTTCAGGAAACTGAAGCAGCGATAATCAACCGAGCGGTGACCGCCGCCTGGGAAGTGTTCAAGGAGGATGAGAGTGAAGCCTTGTGACGGAACTTGGCAGGATTACCTGCGCCACAACAAGAGGAAGGAACGACCGTGCGCTGAGAGCTTGAAGGCGTGGCGGGCCTACGTCTCGGAAGCACGAGATCGACAGAGGAAGAGAGGCAAGGACGTATGAGGATCGCCATCACCGAGAACCACCCGGACGGCCCTCTCAAGATGGACCTCGTGGTCCTCTACTTCCCGGACGATGCCGACATCGAGGTTGACATTGTCGAGGATGAGGAGGATCATTGGGCGAACCGCTGGGTGGCGAAGCCGCTCACTGTCCGGTCCCTGAAGCGTCGGATCACACTCAAGAACGGAGACATCGTATGAACCCGTACTACAATCCTGAGGACTTTGGGCTTTCGATAGTGGGAAGTCTTGAAGATCCCGAAGCCTGCTACACCTTCAATTATCTTGTTGCGTGGGGGCACGACGAGTCCGGGAAGGTCTACTGGGCAAAGGACTCCGGGTGCTCCTGCCCCACCCCGTTCGAGGACTTCTACTCGTTGGAGGATCTCACACTCGTCACCAACGAGACGTGGGGGGAGTTCCAGAAGGCTGTCGAGAGCCACTGTTGCTATGACCCTGACACGCTGGCTGCTGATCGAACGGCCCTCCTTTCTCGTGTCTCTGCGATGGTCCCTCGGTGACCACGAGATACATCCGCCAATCCGCAATCAAGTCCTTCAAGACCTGTCGGCGGCAGGCCATGCTCGACTACTTCCAGGACGGCACCGGATACGAGAAGGCCCCCGACCCTGAAGCTCCGGCGTCCGGTGGCCGCGATGTCGGGACCCTCGTGCACGCCGGGGTCGAGGCGTACTACCGGGGCCTGGACCCGCTCCGCCCAATCTCAGAGGCGCATGCTGAGATGTCCCGTGAAGCCGCCGCTTCTGACACGCCCCTAGCCCCTGCTTGGGAGGATGCTTTCAACCTCGCTCGGATCATGGTCCAGGGCTACGTGGAGTGGGTGGCTGCCGAGGGAGCCGACGTGGGCGAAGAAACCGTCGGTACTGAGATACCGCTGGAATCTGAAATCGGGGTCTTCGAGGGCGACCTCGTCATCGTCACCGGGAAGTTGGACCGCCTTGTCCGGGACACGGTGACCGGCGAATACATCATCGAGGACACGAAGACAGTCCAGGCGTTCGATGACCTTCGGTGGCTCCGGGTGGCCGACCAGCTCCTCACCTACAACGTCCTCTTGAGGCTTCAGGAGGTCCCGATCAAGGCGAACCGGGCTCGGCACAACCAGATCCGCAAGGTGAAGCGGACAGCGGCGGCGAAGCCCCCGTTCTACAACCGGGTGGAGCACCCGTTCAACGACGTGCAGGTCCAGAACTACTGGGCCGGTCTCGTGGAGACACTCCGGGAGATGGTCCGCACCATCCAGGCCATCGAGGCCGACCCGGAGGCGCATCACGCCTACGCTCCCCCGACCGCCACCCGCGATTGTACCTGGCGTTGCTCGTTCCTTGAGCTGTGCCCGATGATGAGTGACGGGAGCCACTGGCGCTCCGCCCTCACTGACCTATACACTCCGAGGCCCAAGCGAGAGGATGCAGCATGATCTACCGCAAGAAGCCCGTCACCATCCAAGCCCTCCAGTGGAACCCAGGGAGCCCGAACGAGGAGAAGATCATCACGGCGTGGTTCGCGCACCACGACGTGAACGTCATCTTCAACGACGACGACACGATCAGTCTCCCCACCCTCGAAGGCACGATGACCGCTCAGCCGGGTGATTGGATCATCCGAGGGGTCCAGGGAGAGTTCTACCCCTGCAATCCCAGCATCTTCGAGGCGACCTACGACAAGGTGGAGTTCTGATGCTGTCTCTCACCGCACTCGTCCACGGAGACTCCGGCACCGGGAAGTCCTGGTTCGGAGCATCCGGTCCGGGTCCTCGGCTCGTCATCGACGCTGAGGGGCGGGGTCTGTACCTACCTACCCCTGACAAGGTGTTCTGGGATCCTCGAACGGAGATCCCCCTCGACCGCATCGGCCCGGATACGACGGTGATTGCCACCGTTCGGAACTTCGCTGAGTTCGAGCTGTCCTACCAGTGGCTTGCTTCCGGCAAGCACCCGTTCGTGTCGGTGACGCTTGACTCGGTGTCCGAGCTTCAGCAGCGCTGCATTGACAACGTGGCCGGTACCGGGCAGATGCAGACCCAGGACTGGGGTGACGTTCTCCGGGAGATGGACGCCATCATCCGCAAGATGAAGGACCTTCGCACGCACCCGACCCAGCCGCTACAGTCTCTCGTTGTGCTCGCTGGCTCGAAGGAGCGGGCGGGCAAGCAGAGGGCCATGGTCCAGGGGCAGCTCGCTGATTGGATCCCCTACAGGTTCGATCTCGTGGGGTACCTCACCCTCAACCTGGACGCTTCAGGCAACGAGTTCCGTTCCATGCTCATCAAGCCCATCGGTCTCTACGAGGCCAAGGACAACACACACAAGCTCAGCCAGCACTACGGGACTCACATCGTGAACCCGAACATCTGCGAGATGCTCGCAGTTCTCAACCAGCAGGAGGCAGCATGACCACGTACAACTTCGCTCAGCTCCAGGAGGAGGCCAAGGCCGAAGGGTTCAGCAACGAGCTGATCCCGGACGGCACCTACTTGATGGAGGCGGCGAACGTCAACATCTCCTCCTCGCAGGGGGGCAAGGACCAGATCGGGGTGCGCTGGAAGGTCCTGGAGGGTCCGCTCGCCGGTCAGTCCTCCTGGGACAACCAGACCATCTCGCCGGAGAACGGGAAGGCGATGGGGTTCTTCTTCCGGTTCTGTGCTCAGTTCGGGATGGACGCTGCGTTCTTCTCGCGGCAGCCCCAGCCGACGCTCGCTGAGATCCAGCAGCGGATCGAGGGCACGGTCGCCACCGTCAAGGTCGGCAACCGCACCTGGAAGCAGCGCCCCGGAGCCCAGGGCGACCCGAAGCGGACCAACACCTTCGCGGTGCAGGGCACGGTCGAGGGCGGGAGCGCCGCCTTGGCGGGAGGCCCGCCCCCTCCGCCTGTGTACGTCCAGCCCCCGGCACCGGCTCCTGTGCAGCAGATCCTTCCTCCCCCGTCAGTGGTCCCCTCCACCACGCCCCCCATCGACCCGGCAACGGGGCTGCCCGCCCGCTCCTTCTAGGGGCACTGTGGACTGGAACTACTCGGCGGGCGTTGACCCGGCGTACATCAAGACCAATCTCCCAATCACCTACGTCCTTGAGACGGCAGGGTTCCCGGTCACGCCCGCCGATGGGAAGGTCCAGTCCCGCTGCCCGTTCCACCCGGACAGCAACCCGTCCTTCGACGTGTACGGGGAGAACCTCGAACGGTGGGGGTGCTACCCGTGCTCCCTCGGGGGAGACGTTCTCGATCTGGTGGCCCGCCTGTACGGGCTCGGGAACTTCTCTGACACGATGGACCGCTGTGAGGCGCTCATCAAAGAGAAGGCGGCGTCCGGGTGGGACGGAATCACGACGGGGGCACCCAAGCAACCGTTTGATTGGGAAGAAGCCCGCAAGCTCGTGGAGGCGGCACGCACCCTAAGTGACTCGCTCCCTACAATCTCCGCGTTCCTTGACGCGAAGCTGGCAACCTCCCCCGGTCTCAACGTCACAGCCGGGTGGCTAGTCCACGAGTTCCGGATCGGGGTGTCCGGCCCCGAGATTGTCATTCCCTACTACAACAGGGATGACGATCTGGTGTCCTATAAGCACCGAACACCGAACAGCAAAGCCCTTTCCCCGAGGGGAAGCAATCAGTTCGATGACGTGCTCTACGGGGAGTGGAAGGACGACGGCGAAGCCGTCATCCTGCTCTGCGAAGGCGAGTCCGACGTGTGGGCGGCTACCGCTGCCGGGTTCCTGGCTCTCGGGCTGCCCACGGGGGCAGGGGCACAGCCCCGGCAGGCTCCCCGGTTGGCGAACCGGAAGGTCATCCTCGCGTTCGACGGGGACGCGGCGGGCAGGGCGGCGCTCCCGAAGTGGTGGCAGGCCCTCAGAGCCGCCGGAGCGGAGGTCCTGATTGCCCCCGTGCCCGACGGGACCGACTTGGCAGGTCTGACACACGAGGCTATCCGGGAGGTAGTTTCCCGTGCCCGGCCTGTCACCGAGGTCCCGTCGGGGCTCGGGGTATCCGAGACCGGGTACTACCGGCCCGGAAAGGAGACGAACACCCCGATATCAAACTGGGTATTCACCCCCGAGCGGGAGCTGCGCGGGGACGGAGGGAGTGCCTACGAGGGAACGGTCAACGGGCACGAGGCGGTGCTGTCCTCCTACGATCTCGGGACGAAGGCCCGCGTCGTCGGGTGGAGCACGAAGAACGGCGGAGCCTGGTACGGGGCCGACCGGGACGCTCAGCTCCTTCTCGGCACGCTTCAGGCGCAAGGCCCGTTCCTCTCGTCCGGGAGGATGGCCACGGTCGCCGGGCTGCACGAGGGCCAGTTCATCTGGCCGGGTGGGCGGATCGGGTCGGACTATTGGGTGTATGTGGCCCCGTCCACGGACGTTCACCTCTCGGAGAGGATCTTTCTCACCGAGGGTGACTGGTCGCCTTCGCAGATCCCGGTGCTCCGCTCGTTGCACGAGCGGAGTGTCATGGACCCGATGCTAGCCTGGATGGCGATAGCGCCTCTCCGATCCATGCTCCGGGAGTTCCCGGTCCTCGCTGTCACCGGGTCCTCCGGCTCCGGCAAGACGACCCTGCTGGAGACGGTGCTGTCGAACTTCACGGGTTCACTGATAACAAACAACTTGACGGCTACCACCCGACACTCGGTGTTTGCCTTCGTCGGGTCCACCAACGCCTTCCCGGTCTGGTTTGACGAGTACCGCCCCGGCGCTCGCAAGGATGCCATCGAGTCCCTGAATCAGCTCCTCCGGGACGCTTACACGGGACAGGCATCCTCGAAGGGCGGGATGGGGGAGCACTGGGCCGAGGTGGTCTCTGTTCCTACCTCTGCTCCGCTGATCGTGTCGGGGGAGGATGCCTTCTCGGAGACGAGCCACACGGAGCGGATGATGTTGCTCGCTTTGCCAGTCTCAGGACGAAGTCCTGAGACCTTGGAACGCGTCAAGTCCTGGGGTCCTAACGGGCTGGCTCACGCCTACCTGACCTGGCTGTACGTCGGGCTCCAGGAGGGGTTCCTCCCGGTCATCCGAAACTTCGACGCCGGGCCGGATGAGTTGCCCCCGAGGCAGCGGCTATCTCTGGGGGTGCTCACCCTCGGGTGGGCGTTGCTCCAGCAGTTCGTTCGCACCTTCGACGCCGGGATCTCCCTCGGGGACCCGGACTTCAGCCTCGTCATCAATGAGGGACGGGAGTCCAGCAAACACAATCCGATACAAGATGCTCTCATCTGGTGCCTTGACGAGTACGACGCCGTGGAGTTCATCTCCGCCGACGAAGACCACGTGTACGTCAGAGTGGAGAACTTCATCCACTATGTGACAGCCAAAGGCGGGTTCGCCCTCCCCGGCGGGACGAAGGCGGTGGCGTCCTTCCTACGCAATCACTACAAGTCCACGGAGGGGGTTGGGTTCTTCGCTGGCAGTAGCAAGCGGGCTATGGTCCTCGATAGGCACCTGCTATCGTGAGTAAATGGAAACCCTCCTCATCGCCGTCGTCACGGCCTTCGGGTTGATCGTGGGGGGGACACTCCCCGTCCTTATCGGGACATCCAGGCGAACGAAGGAGATGCACTCCGAGCTGACACCCAACGGGGGGGCCTCAATCAAGGACTCGATTTCCAGAATCGAGGCACGTATCGGGCGAATCGAGGCGTGGAACGACCAGCACGAGCTGCGCGACACAATATTCCAGGAGTACGTACACAAGAAGTTACTGCTCAGGGAAGAACAGTCCCCGTAGGAGGCACATGACCGTCCACCTCATAGTTCCCGACACACAAGTCAAGCCGGGGGTGCGAACAGATCATCTCGAATGGATCGGGCAATACATCCTGGAGCGGAAGCCTGACGTGGTTGTCCACCTCGGGGACCATTGGGACCTCCCGTCGCTCAGCTCGTACGACAAGGGCAAGAGGGCTATGGAAGGCCGACGGTACCTCGATGACGTGCAAGCGGGGAACGACGCCTTGGCGTTGCTCACCGCCCCAATCAAGCGGTACAACCGCTCTCGCAGGTTCCGAAAGACCGACGAGTACGCCCCCCGCCTGGTCCTCCTGCGCGGGAACCACGAGAACCGGATCGAGCGGGCCATCGAGGACAACGCTCAGATTGAGGGGGCCGTAAGTCTCGACCACCTGGAGTCCCCAGGGTGGGAGGTACACGACTTCCTTGAGGTTGTGTTCATCGACGGGGTTGCGTATTCGCACTACTTCTACAACCCGATGACAGGCCGACCGTACGGCGGGCAAAGCATTGACACCCGGCTGAAGACCATCGGTCATTCATTCACCATGGGGCATCAGCAGGGTCTCTGGTACGGGCTCCGCCCCACCCTCGGGGGGATGCACCACGGACTCGTGGCGGGGAGCTGCTACCTGCACGACGAGGTGTACCTGGGGCCACAGGCGAACGACAACTGGCGCGGGATCGTCGTGTGCCACCAGGCCGAGAACGGGACATACGATCCTATGTTCGTCAGCCTCGACTATTTGTGCCGCCGGTATGAGGGAGTGGCCCTCGGGTCGTTCCTTTATGGCTAGAAGCGGACGGCCCAGGAAGTACCCCCCTGTTTGCTCTGTCGATGGGTGTAGCCGGGTCCACAACTGTAAGGGATTATGTCAGTTTCACTACCATCGGGTACGAAGGACCGGGTCTCCTGGGTCTCCAGAACCGAAAGTGTACGGTAGGTCCCGCAAGAATCCTGATGGGTATGTGATCGTCCGAGTAGGGGGGAAGCCACAACTGGAGCACCGACTGGTGATGTCTCTCTATTTGGGTAGGCCCCTTACGGGGTATGAGACTGTCCACCATAAGAACGGCGTACGCGACGACAACCGCCTAGAGAACCTGGAACTGTGGACCTCCCCTCCTCACCGGGGCCAGCGTGTTGATGATCTAATCAGGTGGGTAGTCAGCGCTTACCCGAACGAAGTGGAATTAGCCTTGGTAGAGTTCCTCGCATGAGCATCTACCGGAGAATCCGTCGCAACCCTGTGATGGTCGGGGCATCCCTGGTGATGCTCCTCGACTATCTGGAGTCCGGGGACCCGATCACCTGGCGGTCAGCCGCCGTGCTCGTGGTCGGAATCGCTGTCCGGTGGAAGGTCACCCCGACTCGCGAGGTTCTCCTAGCGCTGGAGCAGGGCCTCTAGCGCCTGAGTCTTCCCTTGCCGCTGGGGACTACTCCGGCGTCCTTCAGCTCGTCCCAGGTCGGGACCTTCACGCCGGAGTCTCGGAGAGCCTTGAGGGCTGCTTCGACCCGGATCTTCGCCCCCCGCTGCTGGCTGGCGGTGACATCCTCTGTCACGGCTACGGCGTTGGCCCCGATGAGGGCGTTGATGAGGGTCAGGCGGTTCTTGGCTGACAGGTCCCCTCCCCCGAGGGCGTCGGCGGCGGCGGGCACCAGACGGCCTCCCTTGGACGCCAGGGGGGCGAACAGGGAAGCAAGTTCGATGAGGGTGTCCTTCGTCCCGGTCTTGGCCTTCCCTCCGGTGAACAGGTCTCTGCCGGTACCGCGCTCAACCAGAAGCTTGAGCGCTTCCACCCCGCCGCCGCTCGGGATGTTGAGAGCGTCACGGGCAATCCCTCCGAATCCTTCTGTCGGGCGGAGACCCTCGGGGAGAACCTCGCGGAGCCCCGGAACGTAGGTGGCGAGTTGGGCGAGTGGGGTGACCGCTTGCGCTGACGCCAGAAGCGGAGTATCCAGACCGCCAACAACAGGGACGCCCTTCTTCCCGGTGAGGAAGGAGGAGAGAGGACCCCCCAGGGGGGAACCCCCGGAATCCAAGGAGTATTGCGGGGGGACGGACCCGCCGAGGTCCCCCGTTCCTGCGGACTGTAGCCCCCGCCGGAGGGCGGATACCTTGCCGGGGTTCTCCATGAGTTGCTGGATCTGGGCGACCGTGTTCTTCCGCATGAAGGTGTAGAACCCGATGTATTTCTTGAACACCTGGCGTTCGACGGCGGTCAGGTCGTTGTAGTCGAACAGGTACTTACGGACAGACGCAGCAGCGTCCTCGACGTTCCCGAGGTGCTTGTAGGCCCCGACGAAGTGGGCCAGGCGGGCGTTGTCCTCGACGACGCTGTTGATGATCTGCCCGCGGTTGGTGAGGATGTTGTTGGGCTTCCATATCTTGATTGACTCTTTGGCCCGCTGTGCCTTCGTCTTGTATTCCAGACGGGCTGCCCGCTTCGGGTTCTCCACTGACCCGAACCCAGACCCGAGGACCCCCGTTCGCTTGGCTTCCATAGCGATGTGGGCCTCGTGTGCCGTGAGTCCCCCTACGCTCTGAAGAAGGCCCTCGTCAACCTTCCCGACCTTCCCGATTGCCCGCTGAATCTTGAAGGCTTGCGTGTAGTAGCGGATGCTGGCGTACCCGGCGATGGCGTTCTGAATGACGTTGGTCTGGGCGTTCCGGGAGAAGAATGAGACACCGCCCACAACCGGGAGAGTGGCGTATGCTTTCCAGAGATGCTGCCACTTGTTGAACACGTCCTGGAGGGCCTCCAGGGCGGCGTCGTTGGTCAGCAGGGTCCTCGCCCGCTTCAGTTCCTCAGCGATCTCAGGCGGTGCCCAGGCGGGTCCTGTGAGGCTGTCTCGGGTGTCCTTGGCGATCTGCTCGTACCCGAGGGCGTCAGCCTTGGTCTTGACCGCCCGAGCGGCCACAGCATCCCCCTTCGGGGAGGAGAGAACGGCGGGGTGCCCGGTCGGGAGGACCAGACCTTCAAGGTCCTGCATGAGACGTTGCTCCGCCTTGGCCTTGAGGATGTTGTCGGCGGACTTGGCGACGAGCACGGAGGGATCGGTCTCAAACAGGTTCTCGGGGGCACCGAACTGCCCAGGGGCACGCTCGTTGATATCCGAGATGCTCCCGGCAATCTTTCTTTGCTTGGTGGACCCGCCGAGTTCCTGGCTGGACGCAACTGCGTTGTCTACGATCCCCGCCCGGCGAGCTGCTGATTCATTCTTGACAACCCACTCCTTCCCTTCCTTGGAAAGCCTGTGGAGAAGGTACTCGTTGGCGTTGTACCGGCTCTGCCCCCCGAGGGCGAGGAAGTCGGCGTTGATGGCCTGCCGTATCTCGTCCAGCTTGTCTATGAGGGCGGCGACCTCGGGGCGGGCTGATGCCCTGGCAGCAGACAGGTCACCCCCGATGTCCAGGGCGTCCCGGACGGCCTTGACCTCGTCGGGGGTCATCTTGGCGGCGTGGACGGCCTTGCTGATGTCGCTGACCACGTTGTCCAGATCGGAGGCGTGCGTCCCGATGGCGCGGGACATCTTCCGGTAGACCTCGTCGGACATCCGAGCACCGAAGGCGGCGGTGAGTCTCGCTCGTGGCTGGATCCCGCGAGCCACCTTGGACCTCTGAAGCCCGCCCTTCAGCCCCTTCTTCGTGACGACGGTCTCCGTGACCTTCGGCAGCCCGCCCTCCGGGAGAAGGGGCTTCTTTGAGAGGAGGGATAGAGCCTTCTTGTCAGCGACCTCCGCCAACTTCTCCGGGATATCCCGGAGAGCCTCATCTCGCTTGGCTGCCGCCTTCGCTGCCTGGAACTTGGCCTTCTCTGCTGCTTGCCGGGCTCCCCGTGCGGCCACCTCTGCCTGCCCGAGCCGCTTCCCCGCCCCGTACCCAGGAGGGAACCCGTCCAGGTTGGCTTGGTTGATCTCCACCCGGATCTCTGCTGCCTTCTTGGCTGCTTCCTCCGCCTTCGACCCAGCAACCCGAGCCTCTCGCTGCGCCTTCGCTGCGGGACCCATTGCCTGATCTATCAGTTTGGTCTGGGCCTTGGACTTCGCTTCCCCGACCTTGGATGCCACCTCTTGCGGTGTCCAGTAATCAGAAGCCTTCCCGAGATCCCTTGTGACGCGTGTGGTTGTGTCCGAGAGTCGGGTAGCCCGAGCCACCTTCCCGATGGTCTCTCCCTTGACAAGCGTGACTCCCCGGTTCCCAGCGGCGAACCCGATGCCGCCCTTGGCCCGTCGACCGAGGGCGCGGTACACACGGGGGGTCGTGGCTGCCTTCAGGGTCGCCTGCTCCGCCTTGGTGAGCCCCTTTCGGAGTCCCTTCGAGGCGAGCCGAGTGGCGGCTTCCTCCCCGAGTTCCCTGGCCGCTACCCCGAGTCCAGCCTTGGCGAATACCCCGACCCCGCCGGTAGCGTACGTGATCGGGTCCGTGGCAGTAGTCCCCACGAAGTCAACAACTCCGCCAACATCCAGACGCCCGAGGGGCGTGTTGACACCCGGCCCCTTGAAGTTGAGGCCGGTGGCCCCCCGGAAGTTGAGGCGTTCCTCTGGCTCGTCTCCCCCGCCGTGACCGGAGAGGGCCTTACCGAGATCCCGGAACCTCTCTCCGGTCCCGGCGTTGGTCCGGGCGTTCTGAATGAGGCCGAGAGTTGCCTGTGAGGCCCGGTCCAGGGGCTCGACAAGGGCGGCTGCCCCTCCTACGGCCTTCTGCCACAGGCTCTTGCTCTTTCCCTTGTCAGGGGCAGCGAGGCCCGCGGCGACAAGATCCTCCTGCGGGAGAGACTTGAGGTACTTGTCGAACAGCCGGGACTTGCCGGGGTTTGTCCTCTTGAGCTTGGCGATGGCCTGCGCCAACTGCCGGGTCTGGGAAGGACCCTCGGAGGTTCCCGAGGACGACCCGGACGACGGGCCGGGGATCCCCCCGCCGCGACTGCTACCCGAGGACGACGACCCCGGACCCGGAATAGGCATATTTCCAAGGCTAGCAGGGAGGCGCTTTAGAGGGAGAAGTTAGGCCTCCACTGGTCTCTGGTGCGTGGTGCCCCGAAGTTGGCGGCATTACGAGGATCGTCAATACCTGCCATAGCCAGAGCTAGTGCAGGTACCGACCCGCCCTCGGGCCACGAGGCGTAGACCATTGCAAGGACCTCCTCGGGGGTGGCCCCCGCTGCTAGTTCACCCTGAATACCGGAGAGAACGTCAGCGAAGCCAACTCCGGCATCGTTCTTCCACTGGATAGCGGAGCGGGCTACCTCGGGGTTCTTCCAGTTCAAGGCGGCGGCTGCCTCGTCAATAGATCGGGTAGGAAGCATGACGGGATTCTTTCGAGCCCGGTCCTCCCGGTCCCATTGCATCTTCTCGCGCTGGAACGCCTGGTCCTCGGCGGCGAAGCTCATGCCTGATCGGTTCGAGGCCCGCTGAGCTGCCCGGTCGGCGGCTTCCGCCTGGATCTCGGCAATGCGGGCGGAGGCGACGGAGCGAGCAATCGGGATGGCGGACCTGAGTTGGTCCATGTAGTTCGAGTTGGCTGTGGTCATCCGGGTGTTCTCGGCGTCCTGGGCCTGCGCTGCCCTCCAGGCGTCCTGTGCGTACGGCTCAGCGGCGGAGGTGGCGCTCTGCTGGAGTTGAGCCACGGCATCGGCTGGGGCTCCGATGGCCCCGGCCCGTTCGGCTGCCCCGGCTACGGCCTGGTTTCGTCTGTCGCCCCAGGCTTGCGCCTGGGCGCTGAACTGGTCCTTGGCAGCGGACCCCTGCTGGGCGATGGCAGCCAGGAGCGCTCGCTTCTGGGCGTCTGCGCTCTCCTCGGCCCCCTGGAAGGTGTCACTCATACGAGCCCCCCTCGGGTAGCCAGCTCTTGCTCGGCGGTCCTGCGGCGAAGCGCTGCCACCTGGGCAGCCCCGGACGAGTTGAGATCAGCGATCTGTTGGCGGGCGTTGGCTTCGGCACCCAGACGCTGGCGGGTGAAATCGTTGACTACGTCCTGCTGCTTCACGAGACGTTGACCAGATCGGTAAAGGCCCCGGTCCTCGAAGGAGTTGGCGACGTTCTGGACGCCTTGCCTCTCATTCTCCTCGTAGACGGGGGCGTTGAGGGCCAGCCCCCGTGTGATTGCGGAGGTTCGGCGGGCGATCTCCCCGGCGATGTCAGACTCCTCCATACCCTGCGAACGCAGAAAGGCCAGGAAGGCAGGATCCACGGCGGGGGTGGTAGGGATGACAACGGCCACGGCTAGAGCGTAACAGTTGTCACGACTAGGGTGCCCTGGTTGGACACCTCAAGACTCCAGAGCCCCTTGTCGGGGGCTACAAACACGATCCGCTCCACAGCCCTCCCTCGGGCGTCCTGCCGTAGACGCTCGGCGGCTTCTTCCCGGCTCTGTGCCTCCCGGTCGAAGGGCGGGGGCACGGGTTCCGGGGGCAGGTCCTTGGGCACGGGAGGATTCTACCTGTTCCCAACGAGGACGTTCCCGGTACCGGCGTCCGCCGAGATGGCCGTGTCCCAGCACCCGTACCCATCGTTGTAGATGGCCTGGTTGTTGTCGCACCCGGAGGCAATGTTGATCGTGTAGTTATAATCAATCGAGGAGCTAACTGCCCGTGCGGTGTTCATGGAGATGTTGTTCCGGTCGCTGTCACTGGCTAGGTCAATAGCCCCGCTTGCGTGCTCCGCCCCTGCCCGAAGGGTGTTCGAGCAGATGGTACTGTCGTTTGTGGAACTAAGGAGAATACGACCCCCGTCTATTGTGTTCCCTGTGACAGTAAGGAAATCACAGTTCGTGAGCGACAGGTCCCCGAGCACGATATTAGACCCCACGCACGACCTAGAACAGTCGGTAAAGGTAGCCGAGTTCTGAAAGTTGTTGCCCACAACAGTCATATCATCCAAGAACGTGAACTGGCAGGTATCCTCAAAGTTGTTGTTGGACACTTTCACCCCGTACCCGGGGTTGGCCGTATCCGAGGACGAGGACGTAAGCCGGATTCCGTTAGCAGCGAAGTTTCCGTGTATGAGGGACTCTCGGAACGTAGAGGCATTGTCGGAGGCCCCGTCGATATCTATGGAGTAGCCACTGGCGGGAGCCCCTTCGAGATAACAGTTAGTGACCCAGAATCGGCTCGTAGCGTCTGTGATTGACCCACCAATGTACCCAGCGTACACGCTGTCTACCCACACGAAGGCTACCCCGTTGAAGTTTATGTAGGCGGACGATCCATTCAGGCGAAGATCACGAATGAAACTAGTTTGTCCGTTACTTACCCCGCTCAGGGAGAAGCTCCCGTCAATTCGAGTAGCGTCTGGCCCCATGCCCCGCACAGAGACGTAATTCGGGATGTCTACGGTGGTTGTGGCTGAGGTGAATATGTACGTCCCCTCAAGTAGTAGGAGGAGTCCGTTCTCCGAGTTGGCTGCCACAGCATCGAGGGCTTCCTGAAACACTGTCTCGGCTCCGGTGGCGGGGCAGACATAATCCGCCCCCGCCTGGCCTGCGGCGGATGTGTTGGAGGCAGCGAGGACGATAGTGGCGAATCGGGAGTTGGTGGACTCGAAGGAGAGATTGGAGAGGTAGTCCTCTAGTTCCTGGTCCCTACGGGCGAGAACGGTCGTTAGGGCCTCGATCCGGTCGAAAGCCACCGGATCCTTGACCAGTTCGGAGACCTGCTCGAACATCTCCGGCCACACGTTCGGGTACTGGAACTTGATGGGCGTTGTCATTCTGCCCTCGAAGGGAGAGATTCGAGGGAGACTACGATGTCCCGGATAGCAACCCCGCGGATGGCGGTGAAGATGAGTTGGAAGCCGCCTCCGGAGCCTTGGTCACCGAAGTAGAACACAGCTCGCTGATCCACCCCACTAGTTGTAGCGGAAGACCCTGCCTCGTTGAAGGACTGTGTGGCCGACGTGATTGCCGCTCCGCCCCCGTACTGGTCGAGCGCTTTCACCGCAAGGGTGAAGTTGTTGGTCGTGCTACCCCCGGTGTCCCACTTCGTGAAGTTGACCGTGACCGCCCGGACCCGGATCTCCTTGAGTTGCGGGTCCCAATATTCCGGCAAACTGAAGTTTCCACTGAGTTGCGTGTCACTGATATCCCCTGGGTCGGCGTACGTATCCGACGTGAAGCCGGGGCGATCTAGGCTGGCGTCAAGAACGTAGAGTTTCGGGGGGGAATCGTCACTGGCGATGACGAACTTGTCGGATGCCGCGCGAGTAAGGAGCCCGCTCTGTGTAACCCCCCATTCGTGGAAGGTCCAGGCACCAGAAGAACGCCACAGGCCCCGGTCGTACCCGTAGTTGGAGAACAGGATGTCGTTGTACCTACGGGCGATTCCCCCGGACACGGGGTCAGTTGTCCCTGCTGAGTCTGTGTGCCATTCAAGATGGGCAAGAGACTTCTCGTCGGCGTTTCCCCCGTCGAACACAATGGGAGCGGTTCGGGCTCCGGGGATGTAGAACACCCGCTCGTTGTCCAGAACAGCGTCCCCCTGTGTGCTGATGGCAAGCCCCGAGGACGCCCGGCGAAGGACCTCGGTAGACCCAATGGTCCCGGTGATCCTCCAGATGAGTGCCTGAGCAAAGATCGACAGCCCGTCCCGGTGGGAGATCATCTGGAAGGCTGGGTAACTGTACCCAACGTCAATGAACTGGAGGCTGCTCCAGGTGGTGAAGTCAGCGGCATTGGAGTAACGGAGCCGTTCAGCCGGTCCACCGGCCACCATTCGGTCCTTGTAAAGATCCATGCAGTTACCGGAAGGGTCGTTCGTGAGCGCCGTGAGTGTCACAGCGGACGGGGTGGCGTAGTAGGAGCCGTCACCGGGGTTCTGGAAGTAGACCCGGCTGTCGAGGCTTCGGGTGCTCTCCGAGAACCGAATCGGGTAGGCGGGAGTGGCAGCGAGTGTCCCTGCGCTGGCGGACACCGCTGCTGCCTGAGCGAACGACACAAACCGAACACTTGTTCCAACAACGATGATGATTTCCTTGCCGGAGAACGGTATGTAGGCAACACCCTTGACGGCCCCGGAAGGCATCCCAGTAACGGCTAGGTCGTGGAGACCCGGACGGACCCCTAGGGATCCGTTCCGGTAGACGCGCATGTTGAGGCCCGTCCAGGTGCCATCCGGGGCGCGGCGAGCCCCGATGGTGCCGAACTCTCCTCCTGAGAAGTCGTTGTAGACAACGTGGGCCTGGCTAGCCATTACCAGTCTGCTCGGGTCTTGATCCCGAGAAGGGGGCTGGACCGGCGCACGTTGTCATTCATGCGCTTCACCCAGGCGGCTTCCTCGGCCATCATCATGCTGTGGAGCTGCGTGTCCCGAAGCCGGACCCCCGCCAGTTTGGCGGCGAACGTGATGAGATAGTCCGAGTAGGCGTCCGGCAGTAGCGGGGTGTCGCCACCCGATGACAGCACTGTCTCGGACTTGTAGAACCCGCGCTTCACTGTGTAGACAGCATCCGGGGTCGGGCCAAGAATGATGGTCCCAGCGGACTCCGCCCAGGCCACCGGAATGGCGGTGTCCCCGTCCCACTTCTTCAGCTCGGTGCGCTGAACCAGATCAAGCTCATCGTCCTCGATGGACAGCCACGATGTCTTGGTGGAGTTGGTACCCACGGCGTAGGACTCGGTACCAGCAACCGTTACGAACGAGTCCTCGGTGTAGAGCCACGGCCAGTCCTTCTGCGTGGTGATGGCCCGGAGCGCTGCGTTCACGAGGACCCCGAGGGCGGAGTCTGTGAGGAGACCGTCCGTGGAGGGTAGACCAACCTTGACGAGCAGGTCGGACTTCAGAGTCGTGAATGTCGCCACGGCTAGATGTTACTAGGGGAGGGCAATGAACGGGCGATGCTCCCCTAGTTCCTTGCCAATCTCCCAGTCCACCCGCTCTCGGGCACCCACGAGGTCGTCTACGAGAGTCTGGGTGCGTTCCTCCTCCAGGCGGTCGTTGTGGTCGAGGACGCGAGCCAGGACGGCTTCGCCGTCCTGGCCCCGCCGTGCGTCGTGCTGGATCAGGCGGATGATGAGGCTCCGGTCCAGCGGGGTGTCAGGACCAGACCGGCACACGATGCTCTCAGACCCGTCCTCCTCGAACCGGACGAGAAGCCAGCGGTGATCCTCGGTTCGGTAGAGGGCGAGGCGCTCGTCGCCCTCCCACCCGAGAGTGGGATCCCCGTAGTGCAACCGGTCGATGATGTCCTGGACTTCGGGCTCGACCATGAGCTGTGCTCCCCCTAGCCGGGGGGTGGACGGGAGAATGAAGGGCATGTGGTCAGGTTACCCGATTCCGTCCCTGGGTCACCCGGCTCTTGGGGTCATGGCAGTTGGCACATAGAAGTTGGTACCGGCCCTCGTCGGTTCCGTCTCGAAGATCGTTCCTGATTGATCGGAGAGACGAGTAGTGGCCCCCGGACTCCCTGCGATGAGCGGCACCGTCATTCCGCACATGGTCAATATGCAGGGAGAGACGCCACCCGCATCGGTTGCACTTGTTCCCGAGTAGGTTGAGTATCTCATCCTTAACTCGGTAGTAGGCACGTAGGTTGGCTTGGCGCATCTGGGGGAGAACGCGCTCCTTGTTCTTCTTGTAGTACCCCCGCTGGTAGGCGTTGTACCGGGCGGGGTCGGCGTGGCGCTCCGCCCGTTTGCGGGCCGCTGCACACGGCTTGCAATGAGGGAACAGGTAACCCCGTTCCTTGTTGGTGACGGAGAAGTCTGTTGCGGGCTTCTCCTCCTGGCAAGTCTTGCAGGTCTTAGTCATATGAATCACACTACAACAACTGAAGGGCGGAACGCAAGAGGCCCCCGCATTGCGGGGGCCTCTTTACGCTATACTCCCTAGTCACGCCTCAGAAAGGTCGGTCAAGCGAAAGTGCGTGTTCCTCTGGTCGGTTGCCAGCTCGTGGTACTTGAACAACGTCGCTTCGTAAGCGTCCTTGTCCACGACACGGCTGAGCACGGCACCGTCCTCGTCCATGAACTCCCACTCGGAGGCCATGAACTCCACGAGGTGGTCGGTCGCGAGACCCGTCGCCTCGTTGTTCGGGTGGTCCCGGTCAACGGTCAGGGTTGCCGAGCCGACGGGGGTCTCGATGGCGAGGCCCTTGAATCCGCCCTTGAGGTCGTTGGTGTTGGCAAACCGCTTCTGTGCCTTGAGCTGGGCGGCGTAGTTGCGGCTGACCCCGTGGGAGGTGACGACCATCCAGTGGTCCTGGCCGGACGAGATGTTTGTCTCGTCCATCGCCTTCTCGAACAGCGTGTCCGTGGGGGCACGGTTCGAGGACACGTTGTCGACGTAGGAGGCCCAGTCGCTATAGGTAGCGGGGTCCACGTCGAACAGGGTGCCCGACGCCTTGACGATGGTCTGGAGGCCGGTCAGCTCCTTCTGGCTGGAGCCATCCCCGCCTGCGCCGGAGCGGAAGACGTAGTGGGACGAGGACGTGGTGACGGCAGCACCGGAGATGACGAAGGTCTTGGCGGCACGGTCGACAGCGGACACCGTACGAGCGGATGCGATGGTGGTCGGGGACGCCACGGTACCGATGTCGATGACCATGCCGTTCTCGATCTGCCGCATCTGGACGGCGGTGAAGTTGGACGCCACGACAGTCGTGCTGGCGGTCGTGGTACCGAGGTTGCCGATGACGCCGTCGGAGGTTCCGTTCACCTGACGGTTCACGTCCCTCTTGAGGTCCTTGACGACACCCTTGGTCTCGGACTCGACGGCCCGGACCCACGCGCCCTTGTTGGTCCTCATGGCTCGGATGACCGGGCCGGAGACCTGGATTCGACCGTAGTTGCGTCGAAGGTCGATGGTGGACTTCTTGTACCCCTGCGCCCCAGCGGTGGGCAGCGTGCCGCCCTCGGCGCGGGCACCCACACCCGAGTTGCGGGTGACGTGCAGCGAGAGGATGGCTTCGAGGCCTTCGGTGTCCTCGGTGTTCTTCTCGATCTGCGAGAGGGTGACGTTGATGTTGTTGAGCTGCTCACGGATGGTGGGCTGATAGTCCTGCTTCAGCGCATCCGAGGCGGTGGTCATGTCGAGACCCATGAGGCTGCTTCTCCTTCTTGGTAGATGCTCAAGTTAGGTTGCGGACGCCTCTGGGCACCTGGCCCGTTGGTCTCGACACCTGGCCGACCGACTGACATAAGCACAGCACAAAGCGGAGGGGCGTGTCAACGCCCCTCCGAAACTAACGCTGAGCATTACTTTCGGTCAGGAGTAGGCAGCCTCAGCGCGAGCCTTGGCGGCAGCGCGGGACTCCGCCCACGTCTTCGGGGAAGACCCGGACTGGTCATCCGGGACAGCCCCGGCGGTGTTCGGGGTTGGACGAACCGGCCAACTAGCGGACCCCTTGCGGACGCTTTCCGCAAACTGGTCGATGATTGCCTGCCGGTCCTGGAGAATCGCCTCGTGAGCGGCCTTCAGGTCCCCCTTTGTCTCGAACTGCGCCCGCCACATGAGTTGGGCGTAGTCCGGCTTCCCCTCCTCGTACCCGAGGGCCTTCGCTTCGGAGATCACCTCCTGCACGGCCTTCTCCTGGAGGGCATCAGCCTGCTTCTGGGCCTCAATCCTCTCCAGATCCGAACGCGTGAGCGGGCGGTTCGGGTCGTCTCCGTCGGGGCCGAGGATTTCCTTGGCGACCGCCGCCATTCGCTCAGCGGCCTCGCGCTGTAGCCCGATGTCCTCGGAAGCGAGACCGGAAGCGATCTCAAGGAACGCTGCCTTCTCGTCGTCCCCGTAGCCAGTGAACGCCTCCTCGTACGCCTTGACAGCGATTCTACGCTCCGCTGCCTCGTCTCGGAGTTGCCTCACGTACGGGCGGAGTGTCTCCGGGATGGTCGAGTCCTCGGGCTCGGGGTCCGCAACCGGAGCGGGCTCCGCCACGGGGGGCGGGGGGTCTGTGGGCGGGTCAGGATCCGGGGAAGCCGGTACTTCAGGCTCCGGCGGATCTTCGGGTGTGTCAATGTCAGGCGTGTCCGTCAAGGACCCATACCTCCAGGTTGTTGATTACATGGGTGGGGCGGGTTCGATCGGGGCCTCGGCTCCCGGTTCCTCCGGCGGGGTTCCAGCCGGGGACATCCCGGCGTTCACCTCAGCGGGGGCAAGCGTAGTTGACCCGTAGCCATCAGGCACGGCAGCGAGCACCGGGTCAACAGCGGCGCGGGCACGCATACTGCCTGCCTCCTCGGCTGCCATCGTGACGTGCGCCTGACGGTGGTCCTCGAAGATGGTCTTGACACTGTCATCAAGCATCTCGTAGTCCGGGGACTTGCAGTAGTCATTCAGCTCATTCAGGTGAATGTCGTGCTTGTCGAATGACTCCGGGACCGCCGGACGGCCAAGAGACATCATGTGATTCTCCCGGCGAGCCTTCGCTGTGTCCGGGTTCACCCGGTCAATGAGACTACGGTACCCAGGAACCTCAGCGATAGTGGCGAACTGCTCGAAGGTCGTGATGAGTCCCATGGTCACGAGCTTCTCAGCCAGGGCAGCCATGGCAGCCTTGTTGCGCGGGAGCACCGACTCCATCGGAACGGTTGCTCGGAGTTGCCCCTTGAGGTCCGCCCCGGTCCAGTGAGCCGTCGTAGGAGGCTGGCTGGGGGTGCGGACAATAGCCTCACGAGTGGTCATCACGTTGGCCGCGTAAAGCTGTAGGCACATGGTCGCCACCTTCGACCACACAACCGCCGAAGTCTTGACCAACTTCCCTACGGGGGTAGTGTCCTGCTCAGCAAGCACGGACAACCCGTACCCGGACTCGATGTTGACCGGCGCTTCGCCTCTGGAGATGTCGTGGACGCCCATGATGTCGTCCATCTCCTCCCGTAGGCGCACGGGCTGCTCGATCCACCAAGCGGGCATCTGCGCCGGGGAGATCCACTCCGGGTGGGCGAGTCCGTCAGGATACGGAACCTGCTCGCCGGGTAGATCCGTGAAGTGCTCCATCAGGTCAATGCTGCTCTGCGGGACAGCGAGTCGGGCGTTCCCGGCGTTCTTCATGTGCTCGATGATCGAGGACCAGGAAGCGTTGTAAGCAACCTGCACAGGACGGGCCATGGTGAGCACAGTTTCCCCCGCCCACTTCGTCTCAATCGGGGTCTCGCACCCGAGAGCGAAGTTCAGGTGGTCAGTGAAGGGGAACGGCCACGGCTTCACTCCTCCCCCTACGATCTCGTTCCCGACAACGACGGCGATAGCCCCGTCGGGGCGGTTGGGGTTGGGGCGCTCGTAATAGGTGAGGACGAGGGTCAGATCCGCCGAATCATCCGAGGAACCTCCGGCGTGCTCGGATAGGAGCTTCCGCTGGAACGGGGTCATGCCTGCGGAGGCATCAGCGGCGGGCAGGGCCGAGAGTCCGTAGGACCCCATCACGGTTGACGGGGGTAGGGCCTCACACTTGATCCACCAGGATGCCCGCTCGGCATCCCGTACTCCAGGCTCAACCGCTACCTCGGCAATGGACAGGACCGTTTCGACAGTATCCCCGCCCATGACAGGCTCAGCACCGGAATCAGCGTCCCCTGGGAGTACGGCGGTCCCGGCCTTCGGATCCCAGTCCACACAGACGACGGCGGTGCCACCCTTCCAGGCGGTCCAGTACCACTCCTCGCGGAGCTTCTCCCAGTCATGCTCCACACGGGTTACTTCCACGATTGACTCAGCGATCTTCGCCCCCCGGATGGAAGCGTCATCCGCTGCACTCGGGGGTACCTCGAAGGTCAGCTCCCGCTGCATAGCTTTCGAGATGATGATTCGAGAGTTGGGCCACAGACGGTTCATGGTGGCCTGCACCCGCTCCGGGTCTCTCGGGATCTCATCCAGTCGGCGGGTCTGCGGGTGAAACCAGACCCACTGGCTCCCGAGCAGGAAAGCGTGGTTCAGCCAGTAGTCCTGCATCTCGGCGCGAGTTGTACGCAGAGAGAGGTCATAACGTGACCGTACAAACCGAGCGTCCACAGGCCCCTTGGGGTCAATGGGGTTGTCGGTCTTCGCCACAGGGGAAGGTTACAGCCCGAGCGGGAGAACCGCCCGATAGCGGTCCTCCGGTTCCGTCTGCGCCGGGGGACGAGACGAGATCTGCATGGTGGCGAACTGCTGGGGAGTGTCAGCAAGGATGTGATTCACGAGGAACCGTCGCTCCTCGGCAGCCGTTGTGTTCAGACGGAAGAACAGGAAGGCAAGGGCAGCCTGCCCCCCGGCAAGGGCAAAGGCGAGAACGAGGGCGATCACGCCGCTTCCTCCTCGACCCCGAGAAGTCGCTTGAGAACGGCGATGTCCGCCTCCTGCTGCTCGCACCGAGCGTGGATCTCGTCGGAGTACCGCTTGTGCTCGTCCACCAGATCGAAGGCGATGTCCACCTCAGCCGACGGGACGAACCCGATCAGGTAAGCGGCCTCCTCGATGCAGGAGACACAGATGTCAAAGTCGCCCTCCATCTCGATGTAGACACCACAGGTGAGCGCCTTCTTACCGTCCTTCACCTTGTTCTCAGTCCCGCACACCGAGCAAACCCCGCCACGAGATGCGGAAGTGAAGGTCTCAATGATATCCCAAGCCATTAGAGGCTCCTCTTTAGGTAGGCAGCGGCTTTCTCGACTAGACCCAGGTCGTCTTTGAACTGACCAAGTCCCCGGTTACACAACGTGCATAGTAACCCACGGACAACCCCTGTGTCGTGGCAGTGGTCCACGTCGAGAATGCCCCTCTCGGGGGACCCCGCCCTACCGCAGATAGCGCACACACCCCTCTGGTGACCTAGCATTCGATCATACTCCTCAGAGTTGATTCCAAAGTTACGAATCAGATTCCGGTTCCTAGCGGCTATCTTTGCCTTGGGAGTCTTTCTATAGGCCGCCCCGTTTGTGGCGTTGCACGCTCGGCAGACACCCTGCCCCTTGTTGTAACCACTCGGCGGGCTTGGGTCATGGCAGGAACCGCACCTCCTGGGAGATTTCCTCTGGTACCCAGCAGATTTAGTTCTCTGGCACACTCGACAATACGCCTGTCTTCCCGTGGCAGAACCTGACGCTCTGTTGAACTGAGTTGGATCCTTCTGTTCACCGCATTCAGAGCATTTCAGCACACGAACAGAATAGCAGTAGCCAGTGAAATATGAAAGGACCGGAGCAAACTCCGGCCCCTCCACCCGTTTGAGGCCGTGGACACCCGATGAAGGACCACCCTAGCAGGTGGTACTAGTTACCGGACACCCGGACGTACACCGTGATGGTCGACTGGTCCGAGGCGTTGGTGGCCTCCGTGCCGAGGGCGGTGTAGAGCAGGATCTTCTGGTTCGTGTGGTCGTAGACCCCGATCCTGCTGGCGTGCGGATACACGAACAGCGTGTCCACCGAGGACAGGCCGAAGTCAGACGCGGCCACAGCCTCGCCGCCCGTTGGGTACGAGGAGTCGAACAGCACGGTGGCCGTCAGCTCCCGCTTGTTCCCCTTGACTGTCCGCTGAACGTCGGTGATTGTGAGGGCCACAAGTGCTCCTTTGTAGGCGGGCGCTCTGCCCTTTGCGGAAAGCGTAGCCCCCCGCCGGGACGCCCGCTAGTACCGCCCGAGGGTGGGGTGCCTACGGCGGGTGCTCTTGGCCTTCTGGAACCGGCGCTTGATGTAGTCGTCCAGCTTCTCCTCCGTGGTGACCGGCTCCTTCTGCTTCGGGGCCTTGGACGGCATCAACTCCAGGATCCCGGCAGCGTAGGCCCCGGTGTCCACCTGATCGTCGTTGGTCCCGTTCGGGAACTGGAGATGCTCGTGCTCCCACTCGTGGAGCCAGTCAGCGTCCGCCGGGAAGGACACCCGACCTGTCTTGAGCAGCGAACCGTAGGGGATGGCACGAGCCACCTTGTCGTTGTCGGCTTCTAGGGGACGGACGATAATCCCCCCGTGCCGGACGAGGTTCTTGATGAGCTGCGTCCCGAAGGTCTTGTTCTCCACCCCTACGAACTTGGTCCGGGGGTACAGGGCGTGCCACTCCCGAGTCTGTGACTCGTGGTCCGGGGTCTCCATGCGGATCCGGTGACGGCCCCTCAACAGCATAAGCCCGGAGGGGCTTATGTCCCAAACAGAATAAACAGTCCAGTCAGCACTTGTCTTGACGGACCCGGCAACGTCCATGGTGGCGAAGCGGAAGCACTTGATCTCGGGGATGTAGGTGACCTGCCCCTGGAAGTCCGTCGCCTCGTAGGTTCCCTCTCCCCCCTCCGGCGGGGAAACGAGCCGGTGGTACCGATACGGCTTGGGGAGGAGGCCCCCACCCTCGATGTTCGGTCGTCCCTGGTAGAGCGCTGCCCACCAGTACGCCCCGCCCTGCATCGTGTCCCGGATGTCAATGAGGGCCTTCGTGGTGAACCGCTCGGGACACAGTGACTCGCCCACTTCGCGGCCAAGAGGGTCGGGGTTTCCTTCGGTGGGTTCCGCCAGCGCCGGGAGGTTGAGAACTGCCCACTTGTGCGGCTCCCTCCCGATCACCCGCCCGTTGAGGTCGTCCTCGTGCCATCGGGTGTTCATCAGGACCATCCGGCCGGGGGTCCCGTCCTCCCACGGCTCCAGCCGGGTGAACGCTGTTGACTGGTACCAGTCGTCCTTGCTCTGGCGGTCGAGGGCGCTGAGCGCTTCCTCGTGATTCTTGATCGCATCGTCAATCACGAACAGATGGGCACCTGACCCGGTGATTGGACCCCCGGCACCCGCTGTCTTGAGGCCCCCGCGGTGGCCTTTGAGATTCCACCGGGCACCCGATCGGGTTTCCTGGTCAACCTCGATCCCGAACACCTTGACGTGCTCCTCGACGTGTCTGCGAGCTTTGAGGCCCCAGGACGCTGCGAAGTCTGCCTCGTAGGAGGCAAGGATCATCCGAAGCTCCGGGAACTTCGTGAGGAACCAAGCCGGAAGGTGCTCGGAGACCAGGAAGCTCTTGCCGAACCGAGGTGGCATGGAGATGGACAGGTGATAGACGGGGGACGCCCCCGTCACCGGGTGCTTCAGGTCCCCGTTCTCGTCTGGGACAGGGGCGGGGCCGGGGCCGTTCTGGTAGAGCCGACCGTCAATGAGGGCTACGAGCCACTCATCCAGAAGAACGATGTGTCGGTACGCCTTGGCGAACCCAGGCGAGGCATAGAGCATGTATTCGAGAGGACCGGACAGAGCCAACTCGGCCTTGAGGCTTGCCTCGTACGCATCCAACTCACTTGCTGTTGCCAGCTTGAGAAGGTCATCCGGGATGATTACGGATTCATCGCTGCGTTCAGCCACCACCATTCGGTGTCAGTGTAGGCGGGATCCCAGTGCGTGTTCTCGGGAACTTGTGAGTGCCCGAAGTGCCCACCTGTGTTGTCCCAGACGAGTGGGAAGCGGTGGCCGTTGTTCTCACCGTATCCGTCCTCGGAGGTCTGCGGGGGTCGCCCAGCGGGCCACGCCCACGGGACCTCCAGAAGTTCTCCGATCCACTTGAGAAGGGCGACGAGATGCCAGGCGGTTGGTTCCGGCATGGTGACCGTCGGGAACCCGACCACCTCGATCTGGTAGGCGGAGTCGCTGTTCGTCTGCACCCCGCCTGTCTTGTTTCGGAGGGAGCGGGACCCTACCCGCGTGTCGAAGTGCTGAAGGACCCCGTGATCGCAGACAGTGAAGTGGGGCCACGAGCCCGTGTTCCCGTACAGGTTCCACCCGGCGCTCTGCCACCCACAGGCGGAGGTCACCGTCTTGTGGTGGACAACCTTGCGGGGACCCCCGGTGTACGGAACTCCGGGACGAGGGTCCCCGTTCTTGTATCGCGCTGGGGCCTGCGTGGCTCTCGGGTACAGGGCCATTAGACCCCGGTGAGCAGCACCCGGACGTTCTGAGCGGCAGCCGAGACGACGTAGAGGTCCTCACCACCGAGAAGAAGGAACTCCCTCTCCTCCCCAGCGGACATCTCGAACCCGGTGCCGGTGGTCACTCCGTCATCCCCGCCGATGTAGACCGCTGCCGAGTTGGCTACGAGAGCTGAGACGTAAGCCCGCTTCCCGTACCCTGACGGTCCCTCCGCTGATTGCGTGATGAGGGTGGGGGTCGCTGAACTTGCGACATTGTACGAAACGGCCATGTGCTCAGGATACCCAGGCGTAGGCGGTCTCGCCACCGCCGGTAACCACCGCCTGGATTGTCGGGGCAGGCACAGCAGCCGGAGCCGCTACGGCTGTAGCGGCCACAACAGACCCGGTCTGCTCAGACGGGGCCGGGACGGCAGCCGGAGCGGCTACAGCGGCGGGGGAGATAACTGTCTCGGCAACAACAACGGGGGCCGGGACGGCAGCCGGAGCGGCTACAGCGGCGGGGGAGATAACTGTCTCGGCAACAACAACGGGGGCCGGGACGGCAGCCGGAGCTTGGACGGCAGCCGGAGTGATGATCGTCTCTGTTGTGACTGTGGGGGCAGGAACAGCAGCGGGGGCCACTACAGCAGCCGGGGTTACCGTCTGCCCGGTCTGCACGGACGGGGCCGGGACAGCAACGGGGGCCTGGACAGACGGAGGAGTAGCAATGGCTACGGAGTCACCGGACACCGTAGGTGCGGGCACGGCAGCCAGGGCCTCTACGGCTGTAGAGGCTACGGTCGAGTCTGTCGTGATGGTCGGAGCGGGGACGGCGGCTGGGGAAACAACCACCGCCGGTTCGGTCGTTGTTCCAGTCCGCACGAAGGGGGTAGGCACCTCGGCGGGAGCAAGAACCGAAGCAGGATCAGGAGTTACCTGGATTGTCGGGGCTGGGACGGCAGCCGGGGCAGGTATGGTGGGGGGGACAAGGGTAGACCCGGTCTGCGCTGGAACAGGAACAGAGACCGGGGCAGCCACATGATCGGGGGTAGCGGTATCGCTAACTTCCGCTCCCATCTCGTCCATGGCAACGGGAGCAGCCACGGAAGCCGGGGAAACCGAGGTTCCTGTCTGAACAACCGGGGCCGGAACGGCAGCCGGAGCGGCTACCGAGGTGGCTGTGACTGTAGCGCTCGTACTCCCTGCCGGGACATCAACGATCGAGGATACCTTGACACTATTGGCTCCGGATGTGTAGACGGTCGACTCTGATGCTCCTGTACCGGCCTTGTGCGCTGCCTGGATGCGGACGTTCGCGGAAGTGTCAGCGACGAAGCTGTTACTGAACGACGACGTGGACGGCAGGTTGTTCTGCTGGACGCCGCAGAACACCATCCCGCCCGACGAGCCCGTAACCGACCCTGACGTGATCGTCGTCCCGGACGCCGCGGTCGAGGTGGCGGCGGTGCCAGGAGTGCCAGCCCCAGAGATTTCGTACAGTTGCAGGCCGAGGCTGGTGGACGACGCCTTCTGCAACGTGACAGAAGCGCCCTCCGACGCCCCTACGTCCCGCCAATACCAAACCCCATCAGGGTTACCATTATTGATAGCGGACGACGTGACAAGCGTCCACGTCCCGTCAGGCGACCCGACATCACCGGAAACAGCGTCGACGCACCAGGCGAGAAGCTTGTTGCCTTCGGTGAAGTTCGCGCCGAGGGTGACGGTGACGGACGCGTCGAACTCGTAGACCTGGCCTTCCTGAACGATCGCTACGGCCATCAGGTCACCAGTTGACCATCGGAGTCGTTGCCAGACTCAGAGAGATGGTTGACCCAGCCGCGTAGAAGTTCCCGCTGACAGCCGTGTAGTCCGTTGCCAACGTGTTCCCTGTCCACGTCGGGTTGGCAACCCCCGTGCCGATACCAAGGACCTTGCGGGCGTTCGGGCTGGCGGCGCGGCTGATCCCGCGTACGTCAATCACGTTGTCGATGAATGACACGTTGGTTGGTTTCGCAGACCCGTTTGAGTCAAGTAGGAGAAGGTGCCCAACCACGTACCCGGTGATCCGGCACTCTCGGATCACCACGTCATTTATCACCTGCGACGAGGAGCCCGGCTTTATGATGATCCCCTGCGTAGCGGAGGGCTGTCCTGCTTGGGCGAAGAACCCGTCGGGGAGCGGCCAAGCCCCCGTGTTCCACTGGTCGAACGTCTCGCCCGCCTCGTACGGGAGAGCGTCCAGGCGGCATCGGGTGATTCGGTGCCCGGACCCGTGTGCTATCTGCACCGGGTCGCAGTGGGAGACGCCGCCGCCCTGGTTCGGGTCCGACGCCATCCTCCACTGACCGTGGAGCCAACAGTCCTCAATGGTGATGGCAGCCCCCCAAACGAAGGCACCATCCACGCATCCACGAATGTCGCACCGCCGCAGGGTTGCCGCCGCGTACTGCACCGACCGCCGCAGATCCGGGTCAGTGATGATCGTTTCCTGCCCGGTGATCGGCCCGATGTCGCAGTATTCGACGGTCGATGCCGCCGAAGCGAACAGGTCCGCAAACTTACGGACTCGACAATCCGATGCTGTGGAGTTGGATGCGGTCGAGAGCTTCCCGGTGATGTCCCGGTCAACTACGGACCCGTTCGACGGGATTGCGTAGTCGCCGTTGTAAACCGTGAGTGTGTGCCCGCGCACAACCGTCCCGGTTGTGTTCGGCCCGGCGAACCCGAGCGGAGCTGATGCTCCGACAAGAGCAGGAGCGCCAACAGAGGGCTTAGTGACTGTTGCGTCTGACCCACTGGACGCCTGGATTACAGGGAGGGGGACAGACACCGGGAGCAGTAGTGTCTCCTGTGTCCCAACGATGGCTTCAGCAATCGCTGTGAAGTTTGCTGTGACCGTGTAGACGTTGCTACCCACGGAGAGAACGGCATCCATGTACGTAGCCCCGCCGGACCCGAGGGCCGTGGCGAAGTTGACGGGAGTCCCCCCGTTTATCTCGAAGGGGGCGGTCGTGTCTGTGTAGGTGTTCGACCCGTATGTGAACGTGACGGAGTCAACCCCCGCCGTGGGGGAGACGAACACGTAGACCGGCCCGTTGACGGTGGCCCCGTCCAGGACGATAGGTGAGGACAGGTCCGCCGATGACGAGTAGTAGAGGGCGTACGTGCCCTTGGGCCGAATCTTGACACTTCGACTCCGGGCCATGCCGGACCTCCCGTCGCTAGGCGGGCGTCAGGTCGAAGTTCAGGATCCCCGTGGATGCCCACTGGATGGTGAACGTGCCGGATACTGTCGAGTAGTCGGCGTCGAAGTCAACCAAGACGATGGCGTTGTTCCCGGCGAGGGCATCGGCGTAGATCAGAGCGCAACGGGCGTTCGTGATGGTCGAGGACGACCGAGACCAGTCGGCAGCGTCCCACATGAGGGTCCCCGTGGGGGACTCCGAGAGCGCCGTGGTCGTGACCTCGTGACCCCCAGCGGTGTATCCGGTGCCGGACACCTCGTTCGCGTTGTACGGGGCTACCCCGTAGGCGGTGTCCGTCGAGAAGTTGGGCGTGATCGTGTTGGTGAACATCGCCAGCTTGTGCGTCTCAAGATCAAGGTCGATGGCGAGCTGGGTTGTGTCGAGGATGTCGGTCCACGTAGGGATGAACAGACCGGAGACGGTGACGCCCACGTCAGACCTCCTGGATCCCGAGCGTGCGGACGATGGTCGGCGGGTACACCGTGATGTCCTGCGTCTCGTCCGTGGTCCGAGTCTTCACCTTGAGACCGTTCCCGTGATCGTCAATGGTCACCTTGGCGCTACGAGCGCTTGCTCGGAAGCACAGGCTCCGAATCTTCTCGCGGTATTCAGCCTCGTCCATGGGTGACACGTTACAGGGGGGTCAGGTCCAGCGCAACCGCCGCCCAGGTGACCGTGCTGGCCGAAGTC